AATGCGGAAAGGATTCCATACAGCTTCCTATCCGACCTGGAGCATTTGAAGTATCACAGGAAAACACGCATCAGACAGTAAATGTTCAGACGCTTGGCAATGTAAGCATTTTAGGAAAAAGAGGGCTTAAGGCATTTTCGCTTAAGTCCTTTTTCCCCGCCCGTGATTATCCTTTTGCAGATTACCCAAAGGACAGAAACCCTTGGGACTACGTAAAAAAAATATCTAGTTGGCAGGAGAAAAAAGTACGGTTCATTATTACAAAAACAAAAATCAATACCATGGTGACAATTCAGTCATTTAGCTATTCAGAAGAAGATGGAACTGGTGATATAAAATACTCCCTTTCTCTGATGGAATATCGAGCACCGAAATACACCAAACCAGTAAAAGCGGTGTTAGAACCGGTAAAAACAACAGAAAAGAAACCAAAAAAGAAAACGACCCGAACAGATTCGAAAAAGAAAGTCAAAACGCATACCGTCAATGGAAATGATACGCTCTGGGGCCTGGCAAAGAAATACTATGGATCAGGTAGCTATTATACGAAGATCTATAATGCAAACACGACGGTTATTGAAAATGCTGCAAAAAAGCATGGACTTGTAAGCAGTTCGCACAATGGCGTTAAAGGATGGTGGATATATCCCGGGACAAAGCTGGTGATACCATGATTTTGAAATGGAAAAGCATAAACATAACTGGATATGCAACATCCGTAGTCTGGGCTGGAAGCGCGAAACAGGCAGCCAGGACGGTTGCATTTAGCGTGGCATATAGCCCAAATGATAAAAATGTTAAGAATTTAAACATTAAGTTGGGAGACAAGATTACATTTTATCCAGGATATCCGAATGACAAGAAAACAAAATTCGTTGGCATTGTAACACAGAGAGAAAGGAAGTCTGAAGCCGGAGAACTACAGTATACCGCAACAGATGGAATGATGCATCTTTTGAGATCAAGTGGTACGTACAGAATCGTAAACAAAACTCCGGAAAAGATTACGGAGATGATCTGCAAAGATGTAAAAGTGAAAACAGGATCCCTCGCAAAGACAAAGATCCCTATTTCGAAGATATTCTTCCAGGAACGT